GTTTGAGCGGATAGAAACACCGTTCACCCCCAACAGGCCCATATATTTTTCTTCAAGGTTAAAAATGCCGCCCTGCAAGGAATTGTTTGCTTTACTGTATGCGTACATTCCGCTGTAGTATGGCGCGCCGCTGTACACTACTTTGTCAAGTTTGAAATAGTATCCGCTGTTGGTGCCGCTCATTTTGGTGCAGGACAATTCGTCGTTGTCGAGGTCGAAATACGCATTTGTGTTCTCTGCTCCGCGTATAACGCCTGTTTTTATCCAGTCAGCTACGACACCATGAGCCGCAAGAACATTTAAAACAGCATTTCCGTTTTTATCAAAACCTGCGCCCCACGTTTTGCCACCGTCCGAAGAAACAGCAAACCCATCAATTCCTTTTTTCCATATGTATTTGCTTTCTTCTATTGTTGGCTTGTCGTGCTGATAGACAATTTTGGTTCCGTCGTCCTGTGGTACAGATGTTTCATAAAAACCCATGCTATTAGCCATCAAGCCGCTGAAGTTTTGCGAATACACATCATAGGCAGAAATTTTCTTTTCCGCTTCCTGCTTCGCTATTGCTTTGATTTTTGCCATCTGGTTCCCGCCGCTGCGGTTTTTTTCTTCCGCTGTCTCAGCGTCACATCGAAGGTTTGTTTTACTGTCCAGCTTATAAGTCAGTCCCGTTACCGGCGTGCGGTATGCGTTCCCGTGCTTATCATATACAGTAACAATATCTCCAGCCTCAATTGCCGGGTTTGATATTTCCGCGCTTTCAAAAGGAGTAATGCAAAAACTAAGCAACCTATCCGCCCATACAGAATCCAACATAGGATTATTAGTGGAATGGCTGTTAATTTGTGCGAGCGGATTTCCTTCAATACGAAGGACATAACCTTTCTCGCCTGTCATAAAGTTAAGTTCTTCATCTGCGGCATTTACCACTGATACACCGGTTACGGCAACGCCTTCAGAAATCGCCCTAGATTCATTTATTTCCGTTTCTGTATCTTCATACCATCTAATATGTAAACGTCCGTCTACGTCGCATTTTGCGAACGAGCAAGCCAATTGTGATACCCAAGAAACAACATCACGAAAAGTTGCGGAATCGTCAATGTGTTGCCTGTTTGATACCTTCCAACTTGCATTTGGGAAATCAAAAGAATCAACTACTACCCCACAGCGAGTACACGCATCGTCCAAAATAGCCGCAAGCGTAGCCGGATATTTCAAATTACTTTCGTTGTAGTGGCGGTCTAACTTTGCCAGATTATCAAACGCTGTTACCGTCAAGTAATTATCATTCTTGACGATTTCTTCCGTTGTGTAGATGCCTTTTTTCACCCATTCAACGGTTAGATTTCCCTCATAATCTTGAGCGGTAATAAGTCCGATTCTTATGTCAAACTCAGCTCCGGTAAAATCAATTTCATTAAAGCGACCGGTAAAATTTTCAACTTCAAATTTTAGTTTATTGATAATTGCGCCGCCAATGCCAAAAGAGCCTTGTTCTGTTGTCTCGTCCGTAATTGTAAGGCTGCCCATCATAATATCGTCATTGGATATTATCAAATTGTTGCTCAACTCGTTGAATGAATATACACCTGTTTTCCGTTGCTCGTCGCTCAGCTCAATATTGGTATAAATTTTTGCTACGAATTGTCGGCCTGAAGAGGTTATAAGCTCTTTGTATTGGTTTGAAACATTTTGCATGGCTATCCCCTTACTCTTCTATAAAGTCACAAGTTACATCTGTGACAATAAATTTTTGGTGAACTTCATCCCATAAGTTGTAATTTGCGCTTATGTCGCCTGTGTAGAATCGTTTTGTTATATTGCAGCCTTCCATAATGTCAGGAAATGTAACTGAAACAATAATTCCATTCTCTTTGAAAAACTGCGTTAAATTGTGCGCTTCATTCCATGTCATTGCACTCCACGCACACGAAAGAGTTCTTTTTCGTGCTACTACATCCTTTTGCATGATGCCGCTTCGCGTGGAACGCCCGCTTTCTTCGCTCGACAAATCAGCCAGTTTCCAAGTACATGAGGCCGGAGAATGGATTTCTACATTGTTTACTTTCATAAAAGCCATTACATATTCACCCTGTTATACCTTCTGCTGTCTTCTTTTTTGATTTTGTAGACGCGGCGAGCAACCTCGTCCCCGTCAATTTGATTAACAACAGTAACGTTCATCGTACCGTCGCCTTGCGCTTCTTTCACGGCCTTGTATACGCCTCTGGAAATGCCGTCAACAATCTGCTGGTTATTAGCTACCGCGCTTCTATTTCCAATTGAACCGACCAATTCCGGCCCTGCTTCACGCGCAATAAACATTTCGCCTCTATTCGGAAATCCTCCTTCCGCATACACCTTCGGAACAGTTACTTTCGGAATCGTTTGATACGATACGGAACCATTTGCCTCAACCTTGACACTGGAAACGGAATCCGCAAAGCCTGAAACAACACGGTTTAACGAGTTTGTGAAGTTATCAGAAAACCGCTGTAGTTTCTGAAGAACCTGATTAAATGTATCAGTAAAACCAAACACAATTGTATTTGAATCTATACCATCGGCTAATGTGCTTGACATCTGCTTTCCATACTTGCTTAAATCAGCGTTCTTTTTCACTACACTTAAACTCTTGTTGGTCATATCGACAAAAGATTTGACCGCGTAGGGAGTTTCAGATTTCACACCGTTTCCAAAGCCTTGAACAGACCATACGCCTGCCTTGTCGGTTCTTTTGGATGGTGAGCCAAAATCTCCTTCATCATAAAGCCCGTCATAAGAGAATTTAAAAATGTCCTCACCGGTTTTCTTAGCGTCACCAAGCTTGCTTCTGGCACCGTTGATATAGCCATTCAAAGCGTCAACACCAGTTAAGAAATACCCGTTGTTTTCTCCATAGCTGCCGTTTTTAACGGTTTTTAAACCGTCGAGTAAACCGCCGACGACCGCTGTTCCGGTATTTTTTGCACTCGCGCCGAGTGATTTCGTCTGATTATTAAGTTCTGTAGAAATTGGGTCGAAAATATCAGTTTTGAATTTGCTGATTGTATCTTCTTGAAATTTTGCTTTACCGTTTCCGCCTGGACTTACAAAGTCTGACCAAAACTTATCCCAGCCCTCTTTTGAATCGTATTCCTTAGACGCTTCTTCAAGGACTTTTTTTGCATTTCCAGCCAAACCGGTAGAGATTCTGGAAAAGACAGATTCAATTTCTTTCTTAACTTCAACCTCTTGCTGGCTATAATGTTTTTCTAATGAATCTCTTGTATCATAAAGAGCTGGAAGATACTCTTTTTTATACTCAGAAGCGTATTTTATGGCATTTTCAAGTTCCGTCATGGTAGTGGTACGTGCTTCTTGTATAGATTCCAAAGCTTCTTTACCGGTAGAAGCAATTTCCCCGATTTGCTTTTTGGCATCTTCCGTGTTTTCGCCAAAATCAATTTTTCCACCGTCGAACTTTTTGAGTGTATCCTCCCACTTGAAAGAAGCCTCTGACATACCGCCTTGCAAGGAACCTAATTCCTTGTACCAGTTGTTGATATTGGACATGATTTTGTTATAGTCTTCAGAATTTGTTGCCTTTCCTATTAACTCATCATATCCTCTTTCTATCTTATCTTTCAGTTCTGCCGCCCTGCCCTGTGTCTCGCGGACAAACCTCTGATATTCGCCAATAATAGCTGTAATTTCATCTCTAACATCAGAAGTGGCATTTTTCATCGTTTGAACAAGAGCAGTGTTAATAATGCTCTCTGAATAGGACATTTTTTCTTTGATGGTGTCATACAGCGTGCTGAAATAGCCTTTGATTTCTTCGATTTCGTCATAGGTTACGGTACCGCTTTCACCAAGCGTTAATGTAAGTCCCTGAATCTTAGTGGCGGATTCATTGATTTTTTGATTTGCCTCGTCGATTTTGCTTCCCCAGTTGATAATTTGCGTGTTGTTGTCGATGATGGACTGTGTGCTTGCTTTAAGCTTGTCATTAAATACACTTAATGAAATACCAACGCCATCAAACACTGTCGTCTGTACGAACTGAGAAACCATTTCATCGTAAGCTTCGCTAGCTCCGTAAATAGCAGCTCCTATACCTACTACAGCAGCAGCAACCAAGCCCCAAGGCCCTAACATGGCATACATAGCAACGCCAACAGCGGCGCACGCCGGAACAATGGTATACAGTGCTTCGTTAAGAGAAATGTTCCCTAACGCAAGGTTTTTAACGGCTTCTTTTACTGTTACGAACTCAATACCCAAAGCGATTAAGGAACCTGCGACTTTTTGGGTAGTAGATAAGCTGTTTCGGAAAGCTTTCATGCCTCCTTTAAAGGAAGCAAACAGCCCGTTTCCGTCTTTTCGATATTTTGAAAAAGCGGAAAAGAACGCTTTAAATGCGCCGGAAACCGCTTTAACGATACTCAGATTAGAAATCCATTTCCACAAGCTTTGAATGTACGCAACAAATTTCTTTACCTTTCCAAACGCCCATAGCGCGACCATCAAACCACCGAGCGTTTTCAAAAGAGGCTCATATTTTTTTAAGGTGTTGTATAAGTCACTGAACCAGACTTTCATTTTCTTATATATTTTCTCGGTCTGGTTATCCAGCTCACCAAGAAAATCATAGTCATACGCTGACAAATCAACACCGAGGTCATAAGAAGGAACATCAACTTTACTGTCTTTACTCTTTGGTTCAGATAGAATGTTCAGCTGGTCGAATCCCATTATGTTTTTCTTGACTTTTTCAGCCGTATCATTCACGTCGGTTAAAGCGTCGTTTGCACCTTCTGCCCCGCTTTTCAATCCGTCCATATTGGAATAATCAATTGTCGGGATTTCAAATCCAAGGAAGTTTGCCCCTACCTGAATAAATTCCGTTAGAAGCTTAATGAACGCCTGAACATAGGGGATTATTTTTATAAGAACGGGTATGAACAGGTTGCCTAACGCACGTTGTAACTGAACGGTTTGCTGGTTGAGGATTCTCATAGCGTTAGCCGGAGTAATCAAGGTGCGTGCCATATCGCCTAACACATTGTTGCTCTGTTCCATGATAGCGATATAGCGTAGCTGCGATTTCTGCGCCTGTGTCATTTTATTGATGTTCTGTTCTATGCCGTGCTGATATGCAATTTGCTGTAATGTAGCAACATCCAAAGCATAACCGAGCCGACGCAACGGTTCCAATTCTCCCGCGATACCACTCTGTACTTTTTCAAGCGACTGAGCAATGTCAATGTTGAAGAATGACGAAATATCATACGCAACTTGTGTAAGACCCTTACTCATAGTGTAGGCTTTATCTTCCACAACGCCAAAGCCAGAAGCAATTTGCATAAATACGCCCTGGTTCCTAATCCATTCAGACATATCAATGCCCATCTTATCCTGAACTTTTGCCGCATAATCAAGAGCTTCCTGCGCATATTTACCCATCGAAACGGTAAATAAGTTAAGGTTTTCGACGTATTCATTTGACTTGACAACCCATCCTCCAGCAACATCATAGAGCTTGGATGCCGCCATTGCGTAGATTCCGAGCTTTGCTTTTACAGAGGAAATACCCGTTCCAAGGAAACTATATGACTTTGTGGTTCTCGTGTTAGAAACCGTCAATTTTGCATTTGCGTTGATGGCGCGCTGCATATTTGCAGGAAGCTTACTAAACCCGGCAGACACCTTTTCCATCTCTGTTGACAAAGGTTTAACCGCCGCTGTCACCTGCTTAATTTTTTGAGAAAATTCCGTGAGCTTTTTATTATCAAGCGTCCCTGTTATCTCCGGTATCTTCTTTAGCGCATTCAAGTTGGAATTGAGATTTGTCGCTTTTCCGATGCTCTGCAAAGGCGCAAGGCCGTCAGCAAAATTACGAACCACATTAAAATTAATCCCATCCAACGAACGGACAGCTGAGCCAATTGCAATTAATTGGTTTGCTGTTGTTTTAGATAGCTGCGGTTTTCCGAGCTGAGAAAGCCTCTGCCAAACAGAGGCGAAGCGGTCAATATTATTAACTGATTCCCCGCTTAACTTTTTTGTCGCGTTTGCAACGGAACTCATACTTTCAGCTAATCCATTCAGCCCTAATTTTCCTACCGTCGATTGCAGTTTTTTTAGCGTTGCATCTAAAGCATCTAAGCCTTTATATGCCTGCTGCGCTTCTGAATCGACCTGTAGCATGAGCCTGTCAACCGTAACTTCAGACAAAAAAGAACGCCTCCTTTCCGGCAGGCGCTCTTAGACGCTCTTGAATTTTGAGTTAATAGAACTTATTTTAGCTTTAAAGCTTGCTATCTTTGCTTCGTTTTCACGCCGCTGTTTCTCTTCAACCTCTTCTTTCGTTCTGGGGAAAGGTTCTTCTGGATAAGTGCATGGTTTTTGACCGCTTTTAAGAAACATATTGCCGACAGAAGCATTTAAAGCTTGTAGGAAATACAATCCCTGTAACCACATTTTTTCATTTTCGTACTTATTTTTTAAAGAAAAAGCTTCTCGATAATCCTTTACCAGCGTCGCGTCCATATTCCAGTACTGCTCGTATGTCATTCCAATGGATAGATAGAACGGAAATTGCATGTGAAAAAACTCTGAATATGAAATTGGGGAGGCTGGACTGTTTACCAGCTCGCCTCCCACTGAACGTTTCCCCCAGATTCATCTTCTGCCCCCTCGACCATTGCGGCTATAGGCTCGTTATACATCTCAGAAAGTTTGTTTATCAATTCACTCTTGTTAGTCATTGCGTCAAAAATGGCATTGACAATTTCTTTTTTAATATAGGGATGATGAGCATGAAATGCACCTTCAAAGAGTTCCGGCAACATTGTCACAGGCCTTTTCATAACCTCTGAAACATCAAACCCTCTGCGTTCCATACGCTCGATTGATTTTCTTGTAAATTCAAGCGTATAATCCTTGCCTTCATAGGTTAACTGAATGATTTTTCCCATTGTTTTTCCTCCTTATGTTTCGTCCATTACAATCGGCGTAGACGGCGCAATCGAAATAGCCATTCCAACTACTTCATTTACTCCCACTCCGGTTACACGGGGAGAATGTGTTCCGCTAAAATTGAATTTTCCATTTGCACCAGTAGGAGTAACTGTACCGTCCGCTCCTGCCGTTCCACCGAACCACACTGAATAATCCTGTTTTATACCGGCAGAATCCTTCAGCTTTTTATAATCTTCGGGCGTATAGTTCGCAGTAAATTCTAACGCTTCTGCTGACTGAATTCCCTGTACATAGGTTTGAATGGAATCTGTCAATGTGGTACTTTCAATTGATTCAGGTGCGCCGCCTAAATCGGGAACGTCCTTAATATCGACCAGTTTTTCATAAGCATTTTCCTTCTTCATCATAAGAAAAATGCCAAAGCTGCTTATTGCCATAAATTTTCCTCCTTACGTCTTGTATACAATCTTGCTCTTGCTAACCACGCCCTCATAGCGGGCGGTTAATCTCGTTACGGAATCATCCATGTTAGGCATAGGACTGTAAAATGTTCTAACAAAGCCAAACCGCTGCATTTCTGCATCAGCGACACCAAGAATCTTTTCACATTCAACAGAAGCACCCGATTCCTTATTGCTATAAACGTTAATTTCAATCATGATGCTTGCGTGATTCTCTGTTAATGAGGAATCAAGCGTTTTTTTATACGTCACATTGTTTTTTTGTTCCATCGTCATCAAAGGAAACAAAACTTCTCCTTTTGGATAAGGACGCGAAGTATTTAAATCCTCGATGGACGATTTCGTGGAACGTGTAACCGCCGTATAAATTTCATTGAAAACAGAAATCATGATTGAAACACCGCTTTTGCTATTTTTTCTGCCCTGTCAAGCAATTCCATTGATGTGTTATACATAAACGGACGGGACGGCATACCTTTCGTCCATCGAAACCTGTTGGCTTCTTCGTCATAGTACACCCACCCAAATTCTCCGTGCTGGTATACGTCGTATTGCCACGGAACTACCGGATGTGGATTGTTTTCCCCTACAACACCCGTGCCAAACTCTACAAAACCAGCATAAGGGCAATCCGTGAAGACGATTCCGCTTTTCCCGTCCGTATAAATTAGTCCGTCGAGGCTTTTGTATAGCTCCCCTGAATCTACTGCGCCAAGTGAAATAATTTCATTCCTTGCTATCTCTGCGCCCTCTGCAATCAAACGGGAAACAACAAGTTCTATCTTCTTCCCCACTTCTTGCTTATATAGCTGTAGTTCTTTTCTCGCCGCTGCAATGGAACCGACGCTTAATCCAAACCGTATTGTTTTCATCGTGTTCTTTTTTCATTCTTTATAGCAATGGAAATACTGTTCAAAGACCGTGCTATGCACTTCACGCTATAATCAGCTGGCTTTGTTATATCGGTACTGTCAACCCATAGCCTGCTTGTTTCAGTTATCGGACAAGTGGGTTTGGATAAAACAATTACTTTGTCGTAATCGGTTATGTTTCCAAACTCCTTATTAGCCGCTTCTCCTTGCGCCTCAGAAATATTTCCACGCTGCTTAACGGGCGTAGAATATAAAATTTCTGATTCCCCTGTTTCAAAGCCGTCTTCATCCAATATTGGTTGTTCAATAATAGGCGAAGACACATAAAAACTTCTTTTGTTTTTATCCAGCGTTCTCATGAAATCACTTCAACTTTAGGGGTGATTTCCGCAAGGAGAGACGGGGATATTCCTGCGCTCTCATACGACCTTGCAATGGTGTTTTCCGCATGGGAAGTCTGGCCTTCCGCTCCCATTTTGCTATACAGCTCTATGGCTACTCGCACCTGTAAATCGTTATATCGAGGCTCCAAAAAAGTTTCCACGCCGGATTCTGTTTTTACAGTCGGAAAGTTGCCACACGGGTAACGGTAGGTTAAGATAATGTTTTTTGCGCTTTCCAGCAAATCAAGCAAAACATCGTCGTCTACTTCTTCTCCATTAAGCCTGATACGCAAACGCTCAAGAGAGTTCATGGGCTTACTCTCCTTTTTTGCCGCCCGGTTTTTCGTTCTTAGGCGGTTCGGGTTCCTTCTGAGGCTCTTTGTCGGGTTCCTTGTTTTCGGGGATTTCCGTGTACGGCGGGTAGTATTTGCCTTCGTGTTTAACCATATATGGATATTTCATATTAGACCACCTTCATAACATAGCATTCATCCATCCGTTCAAACGACGGAAGGACAATTTCGGATACAATCGTCGATACGTTCACAGGGTGCGGTTGCGTGATGGTTGTTACCGCTGTCCCCGTGTTTACAATTTCAACCGCTGCATTTGATTTCCCCATTAAATCTGCCTCTTCCGGCGTAGTGCCAAACCAAGTACTGCCCAGCGCACCGTCCGGTATAAGCGTAACAAGATTGTCGGGGTAGAACTGGTGAGTAGTTCCGTCATTGTCTTTGAATTTCTTGTTATAATCAACAATAGAAATATTCAACAGTTGTGAAATAATGTTTTTCACTACAATATCCGTCATATACACCGTAGCCCCCGTGTTCTGCGCAAGAACCGCCGAACGTACTGCTTTGCTTTTTGTCAAATACGTTAGGGTCGCTGTACTCATGAGCGCGATGCTCGGACGTGTGCCGGATTTTGTATATACTGCTTCAATCGCTTTCTTTAAATCCGCAATCGGGTCAGACGTTTCCGCATTGCTCCATTTATCGGAATCAGAAACGATTTTCATGAAGTTGTTATTTTCGAACGAACCGTCAGGGTCATAATTATACGAATAAACCATATCATTTGCAGAAATAGAAATGGAAGGCTTGCCGTTTTCAGGGGAAAGCAACTGCATAATCATTCGTTCAGGAATGACATCTGCGCCATCGATAAGGTTTTTAGCATCGTCAAAAATCTTATCAAGTGTGGCTTTCAGGTATATATCGTCCTTGTCCTGCGCCCTCAAAATATCCTGCCTGTCTTGTTCCGTAACAATAAAGCTTTCGCGGAAGAACGGCATTTCTGTTTCGATTTTCTGCGCGCCAATTCTGTTCCTTGGCTTTGCCTTTGCGTCAAAATTAGAAGGCATCAGGGAAATCGGAAGTCCTCTGCTTCCTTTAATCCAAGACAGGTCAAGGCCGGCCTTCTTTTTAGCTGGGAATAAAGCAGCACCCAAGTACGGGATTGCGTTGCTTGCGACTTCGTTATAGTAAGCCGCAATCGCACGCGCTGTAAAAAGCTTAGTTAAATCCATAAACTATCCTCCTATATAAATTTAATCATTGGCATAGAGGCAATTGTGGCCTCATCATAGGTTACTCCGCTGTGTTCCTGTGCCTTTTTCTTGTCGATACACCCGTGAACGATAACCGTCCCGTTGGGATTATCCGCCGTAACATCGTGCATCAGTACACCAAAAGCAGTACCGGTTGTAATCGGGTTTCCAGATTCATCAATAGGCGTACCCGCTTTTACAACCTCTGTTCCATCCGCGATTGTTACAGCCTTTGCAACGCCGAAATAATGGTCATTTGCAAGAATTATTACGGTATTTCCGAATGGTGTTGCTGTGTATTTCATGATTTCCCTCCCATATAATGTTTCATAGATTCCCCGGCTGCTTCGGCTGTTTTAGCGCGTTCTGCGCCTAACTGCTTCGCTAAAGCCTCACCTTCTGAATCGTCGCCGTCTTCTCCATCTTTGCCATCGCCTGGTCGCGGTGTTTGCTTTAGCAATTCCGCCTTAATCTCTTTTTCTGTTTTTTCCTTCTGAGCGGTCAGAATAGCAATAAAGGCTTCTGCGTTGGATGTGCTCTTTTTACCGTCTTCTGAAACAATAGAATCGAGAAGCTTGCTGTAATCTTCTTCTGCGATTCCCGCTTTCAAAAACTGTCGCTCTACGTCAAGGCGGTTTTTCTGGACTTGGAAGCTTTTTTCTGCTTCTTTGGCCCTCTGTAGAGCCGCCTGAACGTCGTCGTCTGAGTTACCCGATAGAAGAGCACTCATCTGCTCTTCTGTGGCATCAGGAAAAATTTTTAAAACTTCATCTTTTGTCAAATTACATTCCTCCTAAATAAAATAAAACGCCATACCTTTACTGTAGGTATGGCGTTCAAGACGCTCTGTTTTTTGGTTTTCGTATGACTTCTTCAACCTTTCCTTTTTCGTTAAACCGTATGATAGCGGAACAACGAGGACATGATAACTCAGAAACACCTGAAATTTTTCCTAAAAGCTTGTCGCAAAACTTGCATCTGGCTTCATGCAATGTCTGGTTCAGTTTCTTCGCCTCCTATCTTGACCTCTTGTTGTTTCATATAATCCATACTGTTGCTGTAAGCCAACCCAGGGTCGCTGAACATGCCGCAGTGCGTAAAAGCAAGCTCAGGATGAATCTTGTTATTACCAAGCATGGTTGTGAGAACCTGTGCTTTTTCCTGAATGTTTTCGTAGTTTCTGCGCGTGAACCTAATGTCAATGTTTTGAATTTCAAGGTTCATGCCTTTTATGACTTGGCAGATATAAAGGGTAAGTTGTAAAAAGCTTTTTTCCGGTCTTTTATACATCAATTCGCTGTCTTTGGCTCTTGATTCCGCTGCGCTCCATCCATCTCTCAACTGTACCGCTGCTCCTGTATCAGACGTACTGCTTCCACCGTTTCTGTTTGGCATTCCACAGATGGTTAAAACCGCTTGGTACAGGTCATCCACTAACGTCTGCGTTTGTGTTTGATTCAGTTCTCCATTGGCGTAAAATACCTTTGCCGGAAGTCCCGGCGTTCCTTTTACAGATATGGCGAGTTCCTTTTTCAGCTCTTTTAGCTTTTCAGAACTAATTTCGCAGTTTTCAAATACCAAAATTGCCTGTATAAACTGTTCTATTCCGTCAACTCGGTTGGATTCTACGTTATCCAGCGCGTCCAAAAGAGATAATACCGTTTCAAAGGCTCCCAGTCTCGCGTTGTTCGCTGGATATTCAAATACCGGGATACAGTTTAAAGGATTTGGCTCTTTTTTAGTGATTTTCCTTGCTTGTATCTCATAGTAAAAAGACGGTGTATAAACCATGTACATTGTTTTTCTGTCTTTTTTCCCAATCATGACAGACATTAACGGTTTATGCCCTAGACCGCTATGATAAACGATAAAATTAAAACGCGGGTCTAGTGTATATATATCGACCGGGGAAAAATCAACACTTTCCTTTGGAAGAACCATCCTGTATGCAGTTCCACAAATATGTCCCCATTCAACCAATTCTTTGTCTTTGGTTGCCTTGTCCTCATAAAGCATAATTTCGTTTAGTTGGTTCAAATCATCTGCGGCTTTATCATTTCCGTGCCGGACGTATTGAATAGGTTCTCCAATTAGATAACCGGTCTTAAACGAAACAATCTCGTTCGCCCTGTTTTCGCTGATACAGTTCTTTATTTCAGACCGCACTTTTTTGACGCGATTACGAATAGGGGTTTTTCCTTTGTAATAATCCCAAAGGTACTGAATTTCATCGGCGTTTATATTATGGATTGGTAACGCCTTATAGAGTACAGAAACAATATTGTCTGGTGTAATTTTTTCTTCATGCGAATAGATGATGCGCCTTCCGTATGTTTGCCTGCTATCTATAACCATCACCACCTAATTTCTTGCTGTTTTCATTATACACTATCAAAAAGCCAATAAGTTAGTTATGAAACGCAATATATTTAGAAAGGCCGCTTAAACACTTGAACGCTGTTTCCTGACATAGATTGAATATACTCAGCGAACATAGCCATACCATCCGGTACATCGTCATTTTTATTTCGGCCCGTTACGGTATAGGTACATAAAAAGTTCATCATACGCCCATAATCAGAGTTCCTTTGATATTTTGAATCATCTTTAAATAAGCAATGCTCCTTAACCCAAGCTGAATTTACAATGATTTTTGTTTCCTTGTTTTCTGTCGTATATTTTGTGGTAATATGTGTAGTCCCGCCTCTTAATTTGATTGCATTTTGAACTTTTTCTGCGATACGTCCACCAGCAGAATTACTCTCAAATTGTGATTGCTTTACTTTATGTTTCAGAAGGATTTCAACGAGGCGACTATCTACAACATCTGGTAGCCCGTTGTCACATACGCAATCTTCTATGTAACAATCTGAGCCATACAAATACGCAACGGGCAAAAACGCATAATCTTTTCCTTTGTCTTTTGTATCGCAGATTGATAAAATTGCGTCTGGCTCACGTGAAGGCAACTCAAAATATCTTTTTAGTTCCGATTCTGAATACAATAGCCCTTCACGTTCAATTGGTTGATTCATGAACAAAGAACGGAAACTAACATCGTCCATATTTTCTTTCATTTCGATGAAATACTTCGTATCAAACCCTACCCCGTATTGGTAGTTGAAATTGCTCTCTCCACACTCGTTGAGCGCAGGCAATACAATAAATTTACAGCGTGGGTCATTTCCATACTTTTGTTCTAGCCGACCAATTGGGTCATGAACGCTCCACCGGGTAGCGATATGAATTTCTTTTGCCCCAAGTTTTTTTCTGGTTTTCAAATCACTTGAATACTTAACCCACAGTTTATCAAGCCTATCTTTAGACAACGCTTCTTCAATACCGGAAACTAGGTCGTCTGCATAAAGTATCTTTTCGCTTCTGGTTGCACCTGTAAGCGTAGCATCAATCGCCCTGCATGTTAAAGTACTGTACCGATGTTTTTTGTTTATATCCAGCGTTTCCTCTTTCGCGTTTGTGGCCGCCAATCTGCAACTAGGGAAAACGTCATTCCACAGGTATTCCGTGTCGGTTATGATTTGTTTTACACCTTCATAGAACGAGTTTGTCAATTTGTCACTATGCGCGGATGCAAGGTTGGGGCAATCAGGAAACCTTCCCATAACCCATGATAAAAAGAAGATACCGAGCGTTGATTTTCCGGTCCCAGGCGGCATTGAAATTGTTAGTAGGTCTAATTCGTCATCTATCAACGCTTGCATTGCCTGAACAGTAGTGTACAAAACATTACGACGCGGTAAATAAAAACGTTTTTCCGGTTCCCTGTCCCACTCTACATAAATCAGGAAATCATCAAACAAATAAGGAGCTGCAAATAAATAAGTAAGCTTTTGCAAATCGTACATTTGCGCTTTAAAGCTTAAATCTTTGCTTTCCTTCATTGCGGATTTCACTTTTTTTCTTAACTCTCTATTTAGTTCCGAGGCCTTTGTAATATCAGTTTCACCTATAATGCGTATACAATCAAATGCATCCTGATACAAAGTGGCATTGCCGCTGTCTTTTTTTATGGCTCGATATATTTTTTCAATGGTTTTCAGCATAAAAAAGAGCGCCCTCCATATAGAAGGCGCTCAACGGCACTCAAAAAATTATCCATCACTTTATAGTATACTTATTCCAATCTATAGTGTCAATTGAATTTAAAGAAGTGTTAAAAATTTCGCACTTTTTATACTTTGCCAAGTAACTATCCCTGAGCATATCAAAATCAGTCTCACTTATCTCTTTGCCACGGTAAAAACATTTAGTCTCAGCTCCGGGAAGTTTAGAAAATATTTCATTAAATTCAAGATTCCCGTTCGAGAGATTAAATTCATTGACAACTTCTGCTCCCATGTGATAGTAATGACTAACAACTGTTTTCCCTTTGTAATAGTAATCTGTTCTAGCGGCAGAACTTAGTTCTTTTACCTCTCCTCCCTTAAAAGTATACAATTTAACCGCTCCTGGCGTTTGATTAGGTAAATATAAATACATTTCTGGAATATTATCTTCATCCATATTCATCAACCATAATGATGTAGATTGCCCATCCATTGAATAGTTTTTAATGTTTTCTTTAACAAGGCTCTTATAGGCCCTTTGCCATTCGCTCTCATTAGCATTCGGTTGTTGAGACGAACTATTTTCGTTTTGGTTTCCATTGTGTGGACATGCGTGTCCAGCTATATGAAAGTTTTTCTTCCACCGGCTCGTTTCTTCATTCCAAAACGTTACCACGCCTTTTATACCAATTTTATTCGCCCATGTTTTTTCAGTTCCCCATTCAATTGCTGCCGGAATGAATAGATTAATATCAATACAGGTTAAGGGAGGTGGATAACTCCTTGCATTCGCCGCTGCGCCAGAGTATGCCCAGACATCAATAACTGATAAATTCAATAAACTTAAAATAATATCAGGCCCTACATGCAAATTTGCTTCAGCTTCAAGATAAAAGTCCGGTTTCACTGACAGTTCATTAATTGGAGTAACTTTATTATTGTTTATTTCTATTCCTGAACGAACAGTCTCTTCTAACGAAAACGTAATATGACCGGACACATCAAACTTTGCCCTTAAATATAATGAAATATTTATTAAACCAATAGTAAAAGGAACAATTAATAGATAAACAGGCTTTGTTTCAATAAATTTCATATTATCGGTAGCAACGCTTATTGATTGTTTTCCGTTATATTTAGCTAAAACTCCAAAATGTTTAATTTTTCCTGATGCAACATCAATATTAACGTCGGATATATCCAAAGATAATTCTTTAATAATAAAACTGCCACTGACTTGCAATCCTCCAAAATCCACGTTGTTAAAACCGATATTTATGTCCTTGATAGAATTTGAATAAGCCATTTTTTCTAGATTTAATATAGAATTCATGTCGTTGGTGGGAGTAGTTGCGTTAATAGAAACGCCAGGCAATAAAGTCTGTATTTCCTCATAGTCAGGCGATAGCGTTGTTTCCTCCATTTTAATTGAATCGACCACTTCGTTTAATTCGGGTTTCGTGTATTCTATAATTGTTGACTTGTTATCTACAATAACGTTATCAACTTTACACGCAATTCCATTTTCGATATTTTTATTAGGAGGAATAACAAGGATTTGCTTCTCCTTTATCTCCTTAGAAATATCCTTGTCAACTGTAACCTTATTGCTAGTTACTTGAGATATGGCCTTTGTCGCCGCGTCTTCTAAAATTGATACATTGTCTTGATAGTCTATTTCTTTCGTATCTTCTATGTTTTTAACGTTAAGAACTTGTTTTTCTTTCGTTGTACTGGAATTACTGGATTCATCAATAACCGAATTTACCGTTTCGATTGTTTTTTCTGACGTACAGCTATTAAACAAAAGCAATATTACCAAGATTATAATTATGCCACTATAGGTATATTTCAATTTCCGTTTCATTTCAAACCCGCCTCTAACTAAAAATCATTACCGCAAAATTGGCATCATTATATATGGAATGAGCCAGAATATCCAAAAGCACGAGCGATAGTATCTAATCCCGGACGCAAGGCCTCTTGAAAACTAGTATTTTCGTTATAAATCCCGTCAAAAGAATCAACTATATTCCTGTCTATTTGGGATGACGTTCCACACTGCCGGCTTATAGTGTAATACCCCTTACAATTCAATAAAGTTGTAAAAATATGCCACGGCTTATAAACACCTAAATCTTCTAAAATCTCTTTATAATTTTTAGCCGCTTCAAGCAAATCTTCTTCCAAATCACACCAATATTGAACTTGGTTTCGTTCATATTGGGAAATTAATCTTATTTCAACCAATTCTATAATACCGTTATTAAATATCTGTACGTAATTTTTTATTATATCATGCGAACCCGGAGAGTAAAGACAGTACCCATCTGCATTATATTGATGATTCCACCCGGAAGTACAAAGCGGCCTGAATTTGCGATATTTAGACATTTTTCCAAGGTCAACAGAATTTCCCAACTCAAAACTCCATTCAGGTATAATGTGAAATACAAATTTTGCGTCAGTCCCTAAGTTTCCTACACATTCATTAGCTAAAATCATAGATAATCTATCTCTATGGAATTGTTTTATCTTTTCACGCAATCCATTGGAATATAAAAAACCCTTACGTAGGTCGTCAATGTCCATATGTGTAATCCCGTTTGAATATCGCATAAAAAATTCATCTTTATTTCCATCCCAATAGCTGTGGGGGCGAGCGTAGCTTTTAGGTACAGTAATTACTATCGCTATATCTTTGTTTCCTAGCTCTACAGGATAGCATTCAACCCCGTGCAAATGTGGTCTGATTCTCGATAACACCATCTGCCTAAAAGCGGACATCCAATTATCAAATTCTTCAAAAGAAAAGCCAGCTCCGTTAATTCTAATCGGAAGCCTATTTTCGTCTTCTTGCATTCCAATAATAATTATTCCACCGTTCGTATTCGCAAACGCGGCAATCTCCTTAACAAGCTTCTCTTTGTTTTTATCTGACATTTTTCCATTAGTAAAAGAATAATCCTTATATTCCAGTTCCTTATTCTCAAAAACTTTATTATCAATTAAACTTTGAAGTTGCGATAAAGATAAATTTTTTAAGTCCAGCATTGACATTTTAGTTTCCCTCATATCATTTATAAATCTTTAAATATTCAGCGAATAATTAAAGAATATATCAAAATATAATGAATTGCAACTAAATTTCGCATAATCTGTACCATTGTGTCCTGCTTATTCCAAGTTCTTTTGCAGCACGTGTGATAGATACCTCTCCTTTATCGCACTTTTCCTTGTATTCTCGAAAATTTGGAACTTCCTTCTTAGGTCGTCCTTCTTTAAACCCTTCTCTTTGCCGCGCAATTTGCTTTCCCTCTTGTGTGCGTTCCACAATCATATCTCTTTCAAACTCCGCGAAAGAAAACATAATATTAATCATAAACTTTCCGAGAGGCGTGTTATCAGCAATCCCCATATTGAGAATATTAACCGTAACACCTCTCTCGACAAGTTCCTGAACCAGTTTAGCACCATCGGAAGTGGTACGTGCAAAACGGTCAAGCTTACAAACGATAAGGGTGTCCCCTGCTTCTAGCTTATTTATCAACGCAGTAAATTTAGGGCGTTTAGTCTTTGTACCTGTATAGCACTCTTCTATAATTTCTTCTGCTCCAGCTGCAATGAGTTTTTCCCTTTGTGCTTCAAGGCTATTTCCATAAATCTGTTTTCTGGAAGAAACACGCCCGTATCCGTATTTCATTTTTGTTCTTCCTCCGTTGTAATAAGAAATTGACCGTCCGGCCTTCTGCCGGGCTTTTTCTTTTGTACAACAATTTCATATCCCAAAATATCTAACATTTTTGTTAAAATCGAAAGCCTTATATCTTTTCTACTAATAAGTTCCGCTATACCCGACTGCCCTTTAAATCCTAAAAGTTTTGCTAATTGAATTTGTCTTATTCCGCTTTCTGCAATTATTTCTTTAACCATTCCATTCCATTTCATTATTGCAACCTCCTTTTTTTGTAATTTAATAATATCACTTAAGCATGATTATGTCAAGCTCTTTTTTATTTTTTCGGAATTCGGAGGACTAATTCAATACTATTTAAATGCGAAATATCCCCCACTGTACCGCATAAACAGCGGTATTGTAACAAAACTTTTAAAATTTGTTACAATAGATAAAATGCAAATTTTTATCATGTATTTATGATTTTTGTATTGACATTATCACGCCTGCATGATAACATTTAATTGTAAACAAAAAAAGCCGCAAGCAGCGGCACAATTTGAAAGGAGATAAGCGGAATGTCAAACATCAAACTCAGCGGAATCAAAGAGGCGGTAAAGGAATACGACGACTGGACGCGCGGCTATGCTGAGATATGGCTAGACTGTGAGACAGGAGAGGTACACACATCGGCGCTTGTGGGTTACAACTCCTATATCATCAGCGAGGCAGACGATGCATTTACCATCATGTGTAAATGCCGTATATGGGACGCGCAGAAAACCACAGTGACAGAGGTGGAAACAAAATGTAACGCCGTATTCGCGGCGTTGCACAAGGAAAGGAGGGAGTAAAGATGGCATACTTTGTATCAGTTACCAGCTTTGACGACTTAAAAAAGCAATACCGCGCACTCGCTCTAAAGTATCATCCTGACACCGGCGGGAGTACTGAGGCAATGCAGGAGATTAATGCAGAGTATGACGTTTTGTTCCCCGTTTGGATAATACGCGACAATGTGCAGACGGCAGAAACGGCTACAACATCCCGCTCTGAGTTTTACACACAAAACGGGTGGAAGGGCAACCGCCACGACTGGCACCGAAGTTTAAAAGACATCGCTCAGATTGTGCGAGCATATGTAAAACAAAAATACCCTAATTATAAATTTAGTGTTAGAACCTCTTATGCCTCTATGTGTCAGGAGCTGCACATCGAACTGAAAGAATCTCCCGTCGAAGTTTACAAAACTTTCGGCGAACTTACCGACGATGACAAAAACACATTGCGTCGGCGAATGATGCGCAACGATTTATTTAAGCTTGACTGCTGGACCGACGCAGAACTAAAAACCGAATTTGAGCGGGTGTGGAACGAAAACGGGAACTTTTACCGATGCCTAAACGATGTAACCCAAGCGGTTATTGATGACGTGGACAAATTTGTAAAATCTTATAACTATGAAGATTGCGACGGTCAAATCGATTATTGCAATGTAGATTTTTATTATTTTGGATGTGTGCAAAATAACGGCCAGGATATTAAAATTGTTAAGCCTGCCAACAAATCCGATTATTTGTCTTGTAATGATTATACATACAAAATAACAAAGGGCATAGACACCCGCGACGGCTCCGAGCTTTGGGTCGTTAAATTTAGCAACAAAATGACGCGCGAGGAATATCTATCTGTATCCGCTCAAATTAACTCAATTGGTGGATATTACAGCAAATACAAGCACGGGTTTATTTTTAAAAATGACCCAACAGAGCCTTTAAACAGCCTGTTTAAATAAAAAAAAGAAAGGAGCAAAAATTATGACAAAAAAAGAATTATCGACCTACGCCGGAACAAGATTTTATAATCTGTCACAGAGACCTGGAGCTGTGCGCGGAACTATTTACTGCCTAACAGTGTACGAGGTAACAGCGCGCGGAGCGTGCAGATATTGTTTTGAGGCAATGTCTTGCGTCGCAAACAAGCAGCAATTCGCGGAAATGGAAAGAGCTACAAACGGAATTTATCATTCCGGCAGGCCATCGGCTGCCACATTGACATCTGATTTTTTAAAAAAAGCCGCCCGCTAATCACCACAAAAAGCAGACGGCGCCCACGGAATAACCCATCAAAATCATTCGCGGGGCAATCTCATTATAGCAGATTGCCCCGCGAAAAGAAAGAGGTAAAACTATAATGAGTAAAACCGCACTTAAAAACTGCATCAAACTATCGTCTAAAGTTACAGTTTACGTGCCGGCAACAAACAACGTAAACGAGCCAATTGACAATGCCAAATATGTCGACGAGGCAGCGGCCCTATTGTCACAGTGCTTTGGCGGTGCTACATCTACACCCGCCCTAGGTTACTGGCTGTCGCCCTCTAAAGGATTGACTAAAGAGGCTACAACTATTGTATTTGCTTACGCTCGCGAAGAGGATTTAACAGAGCATATAGATGATGTTGTCACATACTGCGACAGACTTAAACAACGACTTTCGCAAGATTCCGTCGCCGTGGAGGTCAACGGCAATATGTATTTTGTGTAAGGAGGCGATGCACCGAGTGCATATACTTTTTATTTTGCTTGCTCCGATTGGCATTTTGTTAGCTGCAAGCAGACACTACAAATAAAAAAAGAAAAGGCCTTCCTGTTTTTGGAGGTCTTTTTTTTGCTCAAAATCGCTCTGTAAGGCTCTGTTTGGTTGATAAGACAAACTCCTATTCGCGCGCTTACAAATTAAATAAGGATAAAATAGACAGGGTTCCGCGGCGTTGTGTAACCCTGTCTATGTTTTATTCCATTTCTTCCGGTAAGCTTTTATACCTTTGTTCCATAGTTTCGGCATCCGGCACTTCTCCAAGTGGGTTATTTGGTGTTACAACAATGTCCTGCTGGTCTTTCAGACCGTCATAGTTCTTCTGCCAAAATATTAAAGTGACCGGATTCACCTTGCCATGACTGCCTAAAAGCTCGCGATAAGTTGCTAAAGATGCCTTAGCTTTTTTAATGATGTCAATAGTCGCAGAGGGTATTACCTTACAACGTCCACAAATAGCGTTGCTTACCTCTTGCCTAGAAAGTCCTAAAACTGCATACAAAGCTAAGTTGCCAGGTCTTAACCCTGTATCTATACAATATTGGAAATAGTCGTCTATTGCTTCCTCTACTTCTTGAGGATTCTTTAAATCGACTTTTGGACTGTTAAAGACATTTTGAGCACATTGGCAAAATAATGCGTTTTCTTCGTCTGATATAGGTTTTAATCCATTCTCTCCTATTACTGGGCTATTACGGTTTATAGCCTTTTTCTTAGCTACTTGAATTGCAGCGTCGTTGTTTGATTCTGCTTCAATAGTCGTAGGCTTCTTAGGTCTACCTCTCTTATCCATTTTTTCTTTTCCTTTCTTTATAGTCGTTAGTAAGGCCAAGCAGCCAGTCTGAGGATATATTAAGGACTTTACATAGTCGTGCAAGATTAGGAGCGTTTGGCATGAATGTACCATCTATGTAATTGTTTATTACTGCTGGCCTTACTTTTAATTTTCTTGCGAGTTCGGCGTGCGATAGCTCTTTCTCTTTGATGACTTTTTCTAAGCGTTCGCCAAATCCGTAGATACACATATGCTATCCTCCATCCCAATAACTATTCTAACGGTCACTACTTGTGTCTTCTGCGTTTTTAATTACAATTTTGAACGCATTATTTGTAAAGCATGACAATACGAACAGCACAACCACCGACGCAGTAATTTTCCATCCAATAGAAGGCCACCATATTAAAGTGAGTAAACCAGCAAAAAAGAGCAGTATTAACCATGCTCTCAATTTTTCTATCTTCTTCATAAAGCTTTTATATTTTTGCACATCAATTTCTTTCTCTTTGTTCACGTTGTATTTCTCCTTTCTATTCTTTATCGTTCTTACGGAATAAGGAAGAGGACAATTCTTGTAGCGGTATCTTTGCTAATTCAAATGATTGTTCTTCTGTATACCCAACTCGTAGTCCTTCGTTATAAATCAACTTAGAAGTCTCCATCAAAAGGCCAAAAGCTTTCATTGTTTCCAAATATTGTTTTTCTTGTTCATTCATATGCCCTCCTAATTTCAGCCGTTAATTTTTCTTCAACCTTGATAATTCGTTTCCGATTTTTCTTTCTCACCCGTGCCTTCTTAGCATATCTTGCAAGATGCCAACACTTTGCATAATTTGGATTTTCTTTGACGGTTACAACGGTTTTTAGCGCCTCTATTACCGATTTAGCCAACTTCATTATTGATTTTATATCTAATATTCCATTAAAAGTTTCCATATATATTGCCTCCTAATCCTCCGAAAAAGAATCCAGGTCAAGTTACTTTTCCTTGCGTGCTGCGTACCGCCATAAGGCAAGCAATACAAGCACCGACAAAACCGTTAATGTGCCGATTCCGGCGAGTATGTAGATGATGATGTTCATTTCGGTTCCTCCTTACCTTTCTTGAAACGCGAAAGCGATTCTTTCCACTTTTCGCATTTGGTTTTTGGCGTATCTTCATTGAGCCAATCTTCAAAAGCTTTCAAACAGTTGTAGATTCCATATTCTTCGCGCAAGCAAATATCTATTGCGGGACATCTATCACAGTTGCGTCCTATTAATCGGTACAACATTTCCGCCGTTTCTTCTAGGCTTTTGCTTTTTATTTGCTCGTAGTTAGTCATTAAAATACAATTCCTATTATCGCGTATAATAACATTGCTGCGATAACGGCAAGAACAACCCGGACAATAAAAACGGCATTTTTGACAGCAATTAAACGAGATGATTTTTTTACAATCTCGGCTGCTCTTTCTGTCAATTTATTCCATTGTGTGTATGTATCAGCATCAGGGTAATCCTCTTCAAGTTGTGACAGTTTGTCAGTCATTTCTTTTATTTTATTCATGCTATCATCTAGTTTTTTGAGTTGTTTTTTTATCCACAGATTTCCGAACAAAGCGATTTGGACGATTATAAATAAAGAGGCAAATGATATGATTTGATAAAATAAATTCACGGCCTATCTTCCACCTCCACTTTTTTAAAGTCATATGCCCATACCCACGGATTAGCGTCCCAGCCGTAAAGAGGGAGGTCGGATTTTTTGACTGTGCTGTTCCAGATATTAACAAAATGCTCGCGAGCACTATGAATTCGATTGTATTCATTTTCGGGCGAGTTAATAAACCCTACGTTGTTTATTGCACCCTCGGCCTTTGCGCCCTCTTCGTCAATTTTCTGTAACCGCTCCGCCATAACGCCTGTTACCTGCAAAAACGTTCGTGCAGCTTCTTTTGGCATGTGGATAGAGGGGCACCATTCGGGCGTTTCTCTGTGTTCATCCCAGCCTGAATGTTGGACAAGAAAACGATTGTACGGGGTCGGATTCTCTCCGTCCGCCCTGTAATAGAAGCATTCTGTGTTCTCGATTACACACTCACAGTTATCTAGCTTGCTGTACCTGCACCACGTTTCCCGCACATAGAGATAATCGCCTACTTTATATCTGGGTTTGCAAGGGACATAGAACCTGACCATTTCTGTCATAATTTCATTCGGATTTTCTACAGGATCCCACGAGGAAAGTGGCTCAGTGCTAATAATATCCCCCGTATCGGCAAGGGCTTTCAATCCACGCTCATCACAGGACACTTCACAAAGCATTTCTTTATACATCTCAAATACACTATCGCAGTACCGCGGCTTAATCACCCGCCGTGTCTGCGTTTTCCTGCCGTCCATGATAGCCCGTGTCATTTGTGTATTAAATAAAATCGGTTTCGCTATGGCAAGTATTTCATCTTTTGTCATTGCTCTCACTCCTTACTTCCACAACGGTAACTATATTGCTGTTTTCAACTTTGTGTATCTTTCTGATTTTCCTTGCCCGTATCAAGGCTTTACCCTTACTCCTATACAGTTTCGCGTCAGATAGACGAGCAACAGTATTGCCATAACGAATAGTCGCTATAGGGCAGGAAAACAAACCTTTCCAGCAAAATCTGGCATAGTAATAAACTCGCCAACATCCCTGTGGTTCTTGTATCTTTATTACATAGGCTTTATTCATGTTCTTCTCTCCGCTTTTGAAAGCAATTCAGGGTTATCAAAAATGTTGCCGATAACAATGCTCCCTCTGTCTTTAAGAAATAAATCGTGATAATTTCGTGTTGCCTTATTAGGTTTTCTCAGTTCGCTCGCAACAAATTGCGCAAAAGAACCATGCCAACAGATTGTAAATAATTCATTTGTTTTTATGTCCTGTATTACGTCTCCCTCAAAAATTTTTGCTCCGTTTTTGTCTACAAGTCCTGTATATTGTCCAACAGTCTCGGCATAAACCGGATACTTGTCAATAGGGTCGTAGGTATAAATAATAGAGTACGCACCACCTTTTTTCTGTGGAAAGATACCGCCGTACACCCATTTCCCTGGTAATTTATCGCCGTTCATGTTTACTTTCTCGCCAAATTTTCGCGTTTGTCCTCTGAATAATATTTCACGCATTACTCTCACTCCTTTTGTTTATTTACGTAATTCCGCTGCGCAGGCTAAAAGACATTTATCGCATTTGACAGTGCGTGCGGTGCCGTCTGAAGCGTAAAAGCACGCATAACCATAAATATTACACGTTAAGCAATCGGTGTATTTTTTACCCGTGTGTTTACAACCGTTGCAATACATCCCTGCCGGGACGGTGATTTCGGTTTTAATTTTCATTGTGATTCCTCCTTAAATTCGGTCTTTATGGATAGCAATGCTTTTATGTAGTCCGTTTGCATAATTTCATAAACTTTTTTATCGTACAGCTTGCCGTTTATCAGCTTGTAATCCTCTTTGTATACACCTACTATTCTTCCGCCGCACCGGGAGGTAAGTTTGTCGTACCTCCGTTCTACCGGGCTTCCGGCTACACATTCAAAAACCAATTTGTTGTACCGGAATTTTCGGAATATGTCGTCAATTGCCTTTAAAACGTCTCGAATAAATATTAAATTGTTTTTGCCGAGTTCAAAATTTGTCGCCCCTAATCCGTGGGCGAAATTTGCAGCTCTTTCGATTCCGTAGGAAATATAACCAATTACTTCGCCGCTGCTGTTCACCGAGGCAAACTGCCTGCGGTTCCAGTCGTATTCATCGACGGTTATCGGTTCGCAAAAATCGGAAGCGCGATAAAACGAATATCTGTCGTCATACCATGTAGCTATATCTTTTCTGGTTATTTCCTCTTTGTGTAAAATTGCGGGTTCCAGCATATTTATTACTCCTGTTCCGGCTTATGTATCCGCGTGCAATCCGGGCACAGTGTAACGCCTGTTTTGTCGCTCCACCCTTGACGCTTAAAGTATCCGGTAGGCGTGTCGTTGTATTTCCACACTTCGTCGGATGTATAAACAGATTCACTGCTCCCGCATTTTGCGCAGAAAACTGTATATTGCGTTTCTTTATAGTATTTAATCGCCATTGTTGGCCTCTTGTTTCTTCAGTTCAGCCTCTGCTTCCTCGCAGGAAAGGAAAGCGGTTTTGCCGATATTGCAATCGCGAAACGACCTTGTTTCAGTTCTTATAGTCATTCCTGTGCAATCTATTTCTATTTTCCTTATGCTTTGCCTTTCTGGTTCGGAGTAAAACGAGAAAAAGCATTTTATAAAATATACATCATCCCCAACCTTACACGGCAGTTCCACGAGCCGCCCTTCCTCCTGCGCTTTTGCGAGCTTATGTGTTTCCTCCGGGGTTAAGCCCGTTTCTTCATACTCTTCCAGCCACGCAAGGGCGTTGTATATCGTGTCGTTAATGCAGCCCATAGCCCTGTCGCCATGCACTGTTAAACATCCGTCTTTGTCTCTGCCTGTTATTCTATTCATAAGCTTTCATCCTTTCATTTCAATAATTCTCCGCAGAAGGGGCAAAACTGCAGGATAAACACTAATCCCGGTTTTGGCTCCATCAGAGGAATCATTGTGCCGCAGTTATCGCATTCTACTTCAACGCCGTCTTTTGTTTGGTATTTTTGCGTAGGGTTTGCCAGTGCCGTTATTTCTTCTGGCGTTAGTCCGGTGTCCTCGTATTCTTTTAGCCGTTCTCTAAGCGTCGCCGCTTGTGCCGCAACCATATAGAGTAAAAAAACAGGGCATTGAGGGTTATCGCTTATGCACTCCGCCAGAGCGTCGTACATTTCGTGTTCCCCTTCTCGTGATAAGTCGCAACCTCGTTTGTGGCATTGATTTATTATATATTGTGTAAAGTCCGGTTCCATTTCGCGGATATGTAAACATTCATCTTTTCCCACATAGGCAAGATTCAACATAATTTGTTCGTGCTTTTGCGGATTGTCTGTTGTCAGTCTGTTCATGTGGATTCCTCCGTTTTCTTTTGTTTTGACTGTAAAGCCTCGGTTAATTCGCGCCTTATACTTTCGATGTCATATTTTCCACACTCGATATAAAACGCGATTGCTTCTCCCAGATTTTTGACTAGCGGCGCATTGGTGGAACATTTTGATAAATCCGGTATTACTGCATTTACGGCGTTAAAACTCTTTTCTTTTGCATCAAGTGCTAGCAATTGTCTACGTCTCGCCATCTCAATCCATTTACAAATTTCGGCTACCGTCATTTCTTTCCTCCGTTTTATTTAATTCAGCGAGTTCGAGCTGCTGCGCTAATAGCTTAAGAATTCCCGCCGAACTGTCGTTAAGCTTATACGGCGTGATTATAGCGACTAGCATCAAGCCATTTTTACTGCAAAACAAAGCTCCCCTTTTGAATTGTACCGTTCAAAAATTTTCATGTAGCTTTCGCTGCACGCAGGTTTTATGTAGTCTACGTCGATAAAGCATAACCCCTGCGACGTGGCGATGGGTTCTAGTTCTCGGCTTTCGCAGCAAATTGTAAGCGGAATACGCTTCAATTCGTTTTCTTCCGGTATGGCATCTTCAAGCGACGTTCCGTCCGGCAAATTTGTTTGTTTGAAGATGTATCCCGTCGATTGTTTATCGTTAATATCAAAAAGGGCATAAAACCCTTCTTCGTCAAGTTCTGGCATTTTTAACAGCGGATAGAGCGCGACGCCGTCCCCGACCCATTGTGACCCTTCTGCGTCGGTAACAACTGCAATTACCTTGTTCCGTTTGCAAATTTTTGCAATGTCTTTGTTTTTCATTTTTTTAATCTCCCTTTTGCGCGGCCTCGTAATCCGCGATTGCGGTTTTAACATTGTCAATAGATACCGTCAGTTCATCTCGGCGGTTGTTGCCTGTTTTCCGTCCGAGAGAAAAGACGCCCCTTTTCACATTGATATAGCCCTCATCGACCAAACTTAAATTAGTGCTTTTAGACGTTTGTTGTGTTCGCGTCATTTTAACCACTTTAATCATTGTTTTGCTCTCCTTCTGCACATACTACCTATGGTGATGTATGTGCTTTATTTGATTGTTTTTAGTTTTTACCCGCGCTGTGCAGAGGATAGCCCGTTTTTTAAAACCTTATATAGCCTCGGCACTTGCCGCGAGCTTTGTGACGGTGCAATTTTTATTGATTGTGCTTTTACCGCTATTGGGCTTCGGCGTAAACTCGTTTGCTATTGCGGTAAGCAAGACACCCTATTTATAACAAAAGTATTTGAAGGGCACTGTGGCGGAATGCTGCCAAGCGAGAATTTGAAGCGGTTTGTATCGACCAGATGGGCGTTTAATCCGTTTCCGCCGCCAGAGTTTAAAGGGTATTATAGTTTTTAGTTCCATTTAATATCAATAAGGGCGGTTTCAACGATTTCTCTTATATGCTGCTTTTGCAATTTTGGAGATGTTGGAACCGCTTTTTCATCCTCCCACGCGCGATTAACTATGTCTTTTACGCTGTATCCCATAAAATAAAGGTCTATAATTTGATTTTTAGTTAACATATGTTCGCTTCCTTTTTATGGCGATGTGATATTTCCCGTGTTTTCTATGCGCCGTCGTTGCATATCCGTATATTCCGGGTTTAGGTCAATTAAAATTGCGTTGCGCCCGTGTGCCTTTGCGACTACCCCGACCGTTCCAGAGCCGCCGAACATATCACAAACTGTACCACCGCGCGGGCAACCCGCAAGTATGCAAGGCTCTATCAAGTCGGGCGGAAAGGTTGCAAAGTGAGCGCCGCTATAGCCGCGAGTGCCAACCGTCCATACGTCACGTTTGTTTCTCAATCCTTTTTCATTTGGCTTGTTGCCAACTGACGCTTTTTCTTTTCCTGCAGAGTTGCTAAACGAGCGGTTGTTTGTGTAAACCCAGCCGCCGCGAAAGGTTTTATTATTTCCTTTGCGCCTCCCTGCATTGTTACCAAACCCGACGCATGGTTCCGCGATTGCTTCCGCGTCAAAATAATATTTGCGTGATTTTGATAGTAAAAATATACTTTCGTGCGATTTTGTGCAGCGGTCACGCACACTCTCTGGCATTGGATTGGGTTTCGACCATATAATCTCTTGCCGTAAGTACCAACCGTCCGCTCGAAGTGCAAAAGCAAGCATCCACGGGATTCCGATTAAGTCTTTCGGCTTGTAAATATTCCCCGTTGTCGTTGGAGTTAAATTGCCCTCTACGCTTCCTCTGCTTGCTCCCTGCTTTGCTTTTGCAGATTTTTTATTATAGGTTCCGTCCGAATTGCGGCCTTTCCCACTGCCGGCATAACTGTCCGCAATATTAATCCATAGTGTGCCGTCGTCGCGCAGAACTCGGCGGGTTTCGTGGAACACCTCAACGAGCTTTTGTATGTATTCGTCCGGCGCGCGCTCTAAACCGATTTGACCTTCCACGCCATAATCGCGTAAATTATAATACGGCGGCGACGTTACAAAGCAATTAACGCTCTGGTCGGGTAGAGTTTTAAGCTGTTCGAGCGCGTCACCTGTGAGTATTTGTATCATTTTTAATTTGCCTCCTGTTAATCAAGAGACAATGCGCATTGTCTACTCCCTGTTAGCTACGCAGGGAAGGTTAAAATCTTATCTTAAAAGTTTCTTTAATGTATTCCTGCTGCTCATCTGGCAACGCTCGAAGCCGTGATTTAGTGGCTTCTCGTTCCTTGTCAAGCTGCGCCTTTGTCTTATAAAACTTGCACCCTTTACAGTGCTTTTCTACCAGTCCCCGGCGCTGTCTGCCGTTGTCCATAGCGCATTGTTTGTTTGCGTTTTCGGCGTACTGCCCACAGTAGTTTTCTGCGCTGACATCTTCCCTAAAAAACTCAGAACGAGGACAATTACAAGAAAATCTACTGTTTAACGCCATTTTAATCGCGTGTATGCATGTTTCGCACATTGTATACCCTCCTAAAATTCTGCGTACTCGGACGTGGCAACTTCTTCTGGCGTTGTATCGTGATAAAGACATGATTCCAGCGTCTCTTTTACAAAAACTTCCGGTGCGTTCTCGTCTTTGCAATAAGCAACGACCGCCGCCGCCGTATAAGCTCCCGCCACATCAGTCTTCTGTCCGCGTTTCCCTTCAAGGTATTTCTTAAAATCGTAAAGGTCGTCGTATACTGTAGGGATTCCGATGCTCTTTACCATACCCATAGCACGCTTTACGTCTCCGTATAGCTTTTCATCTGCTTCGTTCACTGTTTTGCCTTCTTTCTCATGTAAACATCGACCCAACGTTCAAATTCGTGCCGTTGCTCGTCTGAAATCGGTTCATTTCTCGGAATTTTTTTCCATGCTTTGAACCGCTCGTACAGGCCGCTTATTTCGGGTTCGTTGACGTTGTAACGGTAGCCGTATGTATTAAGTTTCTTTAATGTTGATTCCATAGCGGTATAACATCAGCTTTCGCTTGATTTTGTAAACATCGGTTTTCATGCCCTTTGTATCCTCTACAACCTTTTTTCCGTTCTGCTCGTATACAAAATCGGCTTTGTAGGTACAGGCACGTTCTCCGTCTTGTTTTGGGATTAGCTCAAAAGGTACTTGTAACTGTAAATTCAAAATGATTCCTGCACGTTCAAGCATTCTCAGTTCCTTATACCGTGCTGCTTCCTTTTTGCTATCAAAAGAAATCCCGTCTACAATGACCTTTTTGTTCCTGTACTTGTTCATTCCGGCAATCTCCTTTGATTTTGCTCATATCCGCTCAACATTCTGTTAATGCGCTCTGCTCTTTCCCTTTCTTCCGATGTTGAATCGCTAAACATTTCCGTTATGATTTCAAGAGCGTTGAGGTGAATGTTGTGCAGCTCGTCGTTTATCTCGCTGATAGCTGGCGCAAAGGAGCTTTTCGCAATATGCCTGTTCACGGCCTCGAAAACCAGTTCAGCGGGAATTTTAGAAAAATGCGATTGCCATAATGAAATAGTAATTTTTGCGTCGCTGTCCTGCATGTTTTTGTATTGTGACGGATAAGCGCATTTAATAATCGCCAACAGTTTCGCCGCTTCTTTTTTATCCATCGTCGTCCTCCAAAGCGTATTTCATAAACGGGTTTATTTCGTGCTCCCTTGTGCCGTCATTGCTTCCGTTGTCGTAATTCCCTTCAAGTATTTTCACGGCATTATCACGGCAAATAACCCAATCAAAAGTACAAGGGATTTCCTTCTTTCCACTTCTCCCTGTCAAAAAGTCTGACGCTTGCACACGCTCGAAAAAGCTTACAAAGTCTCCATTCAAAAGTTCGTGGACTATAAAAATATTCTTTTTGCGTACATTGGTCAGCTCGCTCGCTGAAGGAAGGTCAACACAAATTGCATTAAATAGTTTGATAACGTCAGATGCAGTCTTTGGCAGAGAGAGCATGTTTTGTTTCGTTTTGTTTTGTTTATTCTTGTTTTGTTTATTAATAGGGACACTTTGTGTATCGGACTGCGTATCACTTTGCGGATTACTTTGAGTATCATGTTGTGTATCAGATTGCGTATCACTTTGCGGATGAAAATCATCCTCACGCTCAGGAATAGGAATAAGCTGATATACTGCGGATTGATTACCGCTGCGGCTTTTAAACGAAATCCGGCCTTTATCTCTCAGTTGAACTCTTGCACGCTGAATAGCTTGTTTCTGCAATCCAGTCTTAATCTCTAGGACTGACATGGCTACAGTGAAATTATCTTGCCACCCTGTTTTGTTTGCGATATGCATAAGTGCGTGCCACAAATTTATAGCAGACGCGGACAATTCATTCGTTTCGAGCCATATGTAAAATCCATTGATTTGTGTAATGTAATTCATTTAAGAGTACCGCCCTTTAGCTCTCTATTCTTTTACGTGGTAGGCAGGATGCTTTTTTCGCCGCTCGGCGGCTGCTTCTCTGTTTGTAAGCTCCTGCTTATACACCCGTACAACTGTATTTGTGTTTTCTGCCCGATTATGGGTTTCAAGCAAAAACGCCCTAACCTCGGTAAGATTATCGGATAGCCAATACCCTGATACATCAGAGGATGATAAAATAAAGCTGCCTTCATGGTTTAAACGGGCCTCTCGTATCATCTTTCTGATTTCCCTGTCGGAACAACCTGTAATGGTTCTTAGCATTCTCCTTGAAATTGCGTTTTCTTTTCCGCGCGGAATAAAATCTTTAATATCCATCCGTAATCACTCCTTTAAAAAGGCAAATCATCATCGCATGATATATCCTCAAAGCCTGAATTTACAGGATAGCCTTGCGTTGGCGGCAAGGCGGTATCATTAGGCTTATCAACCGTTTGCGCCCCTGCACCCCGTTTATCGCCTGTAAAGTACACATTGTCGGCAACCACTTCAAAAGCTGTGCGTTTGTTACCGTTTTTGTCCTGATACTGGCGTGTCTGGATAGAACCTTCAAGCGCAATGAGCTGGCCCTTTACAAAATACTTGCAAACGAATTCTGCTTTCTGCCGCCAACATACGATATTGATAAAATCTGTTTGTCGTTCCTCGCCCTGCTTCGCGTATTTGCGGTCTACCGCGATACCGAAACTCGCAACCGATACACCGGATGGTGTGGTTTTTAATTCAGGGTCAGCAGTGAGCCGTCCCATCAATATAACTTTGTTCATTTGCTTCTCACCTTCCATATCTCACATAAATAATCGTCAAGCTTTATTCCGAAAACATGGTATTTTTCACAAAAGCTTTGTTTGCCTATATCGTGCGCTTCCTTGTGCAGCTTCCAGTACAACGGAAGTACGTGCATACCCTTGTGTATGATGTCCTTGCGGTTTCTCCCTTGCCCTACAGCGTCTACGTGGTGTAGCTGGCATTTTTTTTGCGTAATGCAGCACTTTTTATTTGCAATGCAAGCGTAGATATACCGTGCCGTATCAGGCGAGCGTTCAAGCAAACTGTCCAGCGTTGGAATATTATTCTCAAGGCAAAATTCAATCAGGAAATTTAGGAACTCATTCGCTGTCGTCATATCGACATTTGAAAGCGAAAAATAATCGCAACCTGTTCTTGCGATAAAGTCATATTTCATTAGGGCTTTTATCTGGTCGGGCGTATGTCCGGTGTATTCGGATATATCCCGCATGGTTGCGTATATCTTCCTGCGTTGTGCTCCTGAAATATTCCTGCCATCGTTAAGTCGTATTTCAACTTCGTCAACTTGCTTTATCAGTAGTTCACGGTCAATACAAAGCATTGGAACAACTTGTAATACAACTCCGTCATAACCCGTAATTTTTGCTGTTGTTATCAACCGTTTCACCCTCTTTAGCTACGTGGCTATGAAGATATACATACTCGCCGCCAGTCCCGATATTTTTATAGATAAAATCATTGCACTTTTCTTTGGACAGATGATTTTTAATCACCTGCAATTCATAAACAAATTCATGCTTTTCTCGCTTCTCTTGTATTCGCTCTTTGATTTCCTCGTCCTCGTAGTTTGCTTCAATTAGATACAAATCATAGTGCCTTGCTGTAATACCGTTAAGGTTGTTGGTGTCCGTGGCATAAAAAACTTTGCCCTTGGGAAAATGTATTTTATATCCGCAATTTGGCACGTTATGCACGAGCGGAACGGGAATTATATTACATATCCCGTATCCGTACATCTTGTTTAACTCTAAAACATCGATGTTACTCTTTACAACGCCACAGTCAATTAACGGCTTAACCAACCAACTGCAACAAGCAAACCGCAATGTCGGGCGTTCCCGCGCAAGTATTTTAATGGTTGTGGTTTTAAAATGGTCTGAATGTATGTGCGTCAAAAGTACCAGCTTTATGTTTTTGCTGAACGACCTAATAGCCTTAAACGTTACACCGCAATCAATTAATATAACGCTGTTTACAATAACCGCGTTGCCTTGTGACCCCGTGGAAATAATGTTGTAGTTTATCTTAGAGTTCATCTAAATCAACCTTTGGAACAGTTTCGGTCATCTCTGGAACTGTAGGTGGCAAATCCGCTTCGGGTGTTGTTATAATCTCGTTGCTGCTTCCAATATCGGCCACCGAAGAATCTTTTTCAAAGGCCGTTTGCATTTCGATTGACATTACACCCCAACGGGATATGAGTTGCCGGAGCATAGTTTTCTTTGCCATATCGTCAAAATTTTTATACCAGAAAGAAGAACATTTCCATAAATCACTGTTTGGTATTTCCCCGTTAAGCATTTTTTGATAGGTTCTTAAATTAAACGCATGACTAAATTTGTCAGCATGTAATTCCATTTTCCGTTTGCTCCAATAAATGGCCTTTCGGAATCCATTGGTATATTCGAACATGGCATAATAACCAATTGTCGGAGCCGCTTCTCGTTTTTCAAAATCTTCAATAAGATGGCATTCAATTGTTTCGTTCAATGCGTCGAAGTAATTGAGTTCGCCCTCCTTGATTTCAAGAACGTTTAATTTTTTGTACTGCCCACTTCGTATTGCAAGTTGTACATAGCCCTTGTAACCAAGAATAAATTGTGCTTTTGAAGTCTCAGGTTCTTTTATATTTCCTTTATCATCGTACTTTGCCTTTGATTTAAACGGCATAAGGTAATATTGTCCAAGCTGCGGAGACGGGGAAAGATTAAGGCTTTCTCCAAGCAACGCTCCCGCTAATATCGTCCCCGCATCGCATTCTTGCAAGGCAGGGTTAACCGCTACCGCCGAAGTAATTGACGCAATAAACATTCTCGACCGTTCGGGGTCTGAAAGAGTGTTATTAATAAGTTTTTGATAACCTGCGGTCGTTATAGCCACAGAGAATTTAGGTTTTTGGGGCGTTTTTGCAATATCAGAATTGTTCATATTCATATCCTCCGTCAGTTAAGAATTTTTTAAGCGCTCTCAGTCTTTCTAATGTTCCAAGAATTTTAAAAGATACTTCGTATTTTTCGGCGGTATCAACTTCCGGGGCAGGAACTGATACAGGGGCGCTAATCGGAATCACTTCGAAAGGAGGCAACGAATCGTCGTTAAGAAGCACAGCTTCATTAACTTTTTGCTCCGCCGCGACTCTTTGTTCAGCTTCTTTCATTAATTGCTCTGCTCTTTGGTTTTCTTTTTCAATTGCTTTGTGACGTTCCACAACCGACGTGATTGCGTTAGATACATTGAGCGATTTTTTATACTCTACAAGTATTTCCGCTTTATGTTCCTGTGTGTCAATTAATCCGATGTCCTCAACAACTTTATCCACAAAAGCCTTTGCTTGCTTTTTTAAATTTGTAAGGCTAGCCGTCATTGATATGGTTATTCCCATCTTTTCAAATGTCAGAAAATCAAGGGATTTGCTCTGAATATACTCATTTACAAACAGGAGCAGTTCAGTTTTTTTCTCGCTCTTTATAGCGTCCTCTACTGCGGCAATCTTATTTTTTAAATCTGTATCCGCGCTTGAGTAAATTTCAGATATATATCTTTTGTACACAGATTCAAAATCGTTGTACGGTTTTAAAACGGCATTTTTAACCGCCTTGCGCTGGTCTTCAAGCTGCTTTGATTCTTTGTTTAAATCGGCGCGGATTTTTTTGATTTGCTTATATGTATCTTCATTACAATCAAGTTCCATTGCCTCTGATACTTTTAGAGTTATTTCCTCGTTAAGGGATTTTAAGTGTTCTTCGATAACCGGTAACTGCCGAACGATAATTAATTTGCTGTTCTCCGTTACAATCACTCCTTGTTTTCTTCAACGCCTTCAACGCGCTTGATATAATCTTTCCAGTATCCGTGACTTGTGCAAAAGAATTTAATATTAGCGTCCAGACAAGTCTTTTCGAGCCACGAAGAAATTTTATTTATGTACGATTCAAAAGCTTCACGTACAATTTCGCGCTGTTTGGAAGAATCCAACTGATTGAACCACAACCACGCATATTCTTCTTTGTGTTCCTCAAAAAAATCTGTTCCGTGCTCGTCATACATTTCAGCGCAAAAATCGTCAAAGCACCCTTCACACATGATTTTTCTGTCTACTGTGTATGTGTTCTTGCGCTGTTCTTCAAAGCCGCAAACGGAACAAGTTAAAACCTTCAGCAACTCGTTTTCAGGGTATTGCGCGTCGTATTGCCTCTGTGCTGTTTCTAAGCCGTACATTTGATTACCCCCACTTTGATAAAAGATATTCGAGTGCTTCTATAATTCCGTCAATGCCGGAATATTCATAATCATTCACAGGAATAATAAAACGACTTTCTCCCGACACACCACGCCCCCATCCTTTGTTATATATCCATAAGTTGAAAATTGCTAAATTACCTGAAAAATCCATAAAAACTGTAGGCTTGATACCAGTAACACGCTGATTTGTTTCTGTTGGGTTTAACTGTAAAGCCAATTCAAAAACACGCAGGAGCTTTGCCCTGTATTCTTCCTCTGGCGTGAGGTTACCGGTTCTGATTAGAGAGTTCATTGTGTTTTCCTCCTTGACAAACCGTAAAGGTTTGCTATACTGTAAATAGGTTTATTTCTTCTGCCGTTCACGGTGTGTCAGCACTGTGGGCGGCTTTTTCTGTCTCAATTTCATACTCGACTTCATAATTTTTAGACCACCGTGCACAATCTTCGCACATGGGTTCGCCGGGAACGCAGGATACATTAACCTGACCTAATGCATCAATGTCTCTGCCACAATAACTACAAATCACTGTCTTTCCTCCTTTCTCACGACCCAAAAGCCTTTGATTATCATTACGACTGCCAAGCTCATAAGCCATATCCCTGTGCCAAGCAGTATAATGGGTACAGCTTGCGGGTCGCCAATCAGCCATGCGTCAAGCCCACCGCTCATTCCAACGATAAAGATGAAATACAGGAACGTCAGCAGCGCAACAGCGTTTTTGCCCAGAAACGGGATAACGCGATACCTGACAGCGTACCAGCAGCCGGACGCTAGAGCCTTTGTTTTACTCATTATGGTTAACCTCCTTGTTCACAGTTTTGGAATAAGTAAAGAAAGTCTGATTCGGGAAAGTAATTCTGCTGAATTGCTTTGGCTTCTTCCAACCAAAAATTTTGTTTCCTGTTAAGTTTTCTCGAAAACGTCTCTTTTGCCATTCCTATTTTCAGGGCAATTTCTTTTTCGGTTATCCCTTTCCGTTTCATTTCGGTTTTAAGGTTCTTATACATAGGTCACGCCTCCTTTCTATGCGGCCTTTTCCTATACTCAGCTAACCACGATTCATATTCTTCCTTTACGCCCGGTTGCTCAAAATAAGCATTTATAGCGGGTATAAGTGAAGCGGAGAAGTCGCAAATTACACTTGTCGGAATTTTTTCGGATTGGATTTCCGCTTTTTCAGTGCGTGTCATTTCTTTAACCTTTGGCATGTTTTCATCTCCTTTCTATATTCATGTTTTTGGCCTATTGCAAATCCTGTTTGGTGACACACCCAAAGCTGAAGCGATACCTGGAATCATCTCTGCTTTAATGGTTTTTCTTCCGTTTAGCAAATCGCTAAATGCTTTTTCAGAAAATCCCGCCTTAAAAGCTACATTTTTTTGTTTGTATCCCTTTTCCTGAATAACACTTTTTATGTTATCTGCAATATAACTCACTTAACGCGCCTCCTTTTTAACAAGAATCTTGTTGATGTATTAACTATATAACAAGTTTCTTTGCATGTCAATACTTTTTTACAAGTTTCTTGTAACTTTTTTCTTGACTTATATACAGACAAGCCTTACAATGCGATTAGGGGTGATTTAGGTGAGATTTGGAGATAGAGTAAGGCAACGCAGAGAACAATTAAATATGTCCAGAAAAGAGCTTGCCGCAAAGGTGGGTATTACAGCATCGGCAGTTGGAAATTATGAAAACGGAATTAGCTCCCCAAAAGAGGAAGTTTTACTTGCGTTATTTGATGCTTTAGGCGTAGATGCAAATTTTTTATTTCAAGATTCAATAAAAAAAGCTTCTGTGTCAAACGACACAGAAGCCGACGAAATCAACGACATAGCATATGGAATTTATAAAGCTTTACTTGATAACGGATTCATTAAAGAGGGGCAGGAGCTTTCCACCGCTCAAAGTGACCTTCTCGATGGCTTGAGTGTTATTATTTCGGCATTCTTCAATAAATCTAACGATTAGGTCTTTTTGTTTTCTTCCATTCCCTCTTTTCTGAATCTTTTTTGCCAATTCAATAAACGATTGAGGAACTTCCTTTTTTTCAGTATGTAAGGTTTCTTCCACTTCAACTACCTCCATCTTGTCCTTCTGTCACCAATAATAGAACATTCGTTCTCTTTAGTCAATGCATTTTTAGCCACTAAACATTTCCTGTCCCGTTTATGGCACAGTAAAAAATTACTATCCCTCCTATTGCTTTTATATATTAGACGCATTAAAATGTGTAATAACAACAGAATTACACAAATTTGATAATCCATGATGACCGGTCAAATGGATTTGTTTGGGTGTTTACGTTTTTATCTTAAACCCGTTTTACACTAAGTCAAGCGCGGATGTGCTAAGATGCAAAAAAATGTGCTGAGTGACACGATGTGGAAAAATCTTTGTAGG